GAAACTGAGTTTCATGTCAGCAGCTTTATTCATTTTAAAATAAACCTGACCTTTAATAAACTTAGTGTCGTCTAAGTTTGCCTGGTAGAAGTCTTTTCCAGCAATCAATCTCTTTGCTTCTGCTAAGGACTTAGCATCATTATTTAATCTATCAGCAATACCTCTGGAAAGAATTGCTGTGAGAGACTTACCACCCTTTTTTCCATTCGTGATCAATACCTTGGCAGAAGATTCAGTTCCATCACCACCAGATTTCACATACTGAAGTGCTTTCAAAAGAACTGGTGCATGTTCCTTTAGATTTCCAGACTTGAATGCTTTGAAGATATCGTATGGAGCGTTCGTGTCAACACCGAGGATCTGCTTGATTCCATACTCGTATACTATCTCCTTTCCCTTCCTAGCAGGGTCACCACCAACCTCTTCCGCAGATGCCACAAGGTCCTTCAGTACACAATCTGACAGTGTGTTCTTGTATTTTATTGCCACTGGGATAATGTTCGCCCAAACAGATGCTAGTGCTCCCCTACCGTACTTAGATGACACAGGAACTTGAGAACCATCTTTCGCTAAGAACAGAGAGTCCACGCCAGCAAACTGCGGATCATCAGGAATGACAAAACAATCCATATCTCTTGGCAATATATTACTAGACATATGTCCAGTAGGAGCTCCTGCTAATCCAATATATCCAACTAACATCTCCCCAACATATGTTCCAATTTGTTTTCTAATACCATCAACAACTGCTTTAGACCATGTGAAATTATAATTTCCATTCAAATTATCCATAAAATAATCCAGAAGTTGTTCCGTCACATAGTCAGGCACTGATGGTTCATCTTCCAAACCCTTTAGAACTGACTTCGCAATCTCTTCTGTTGTTCTAAAACATTTACACTTTACATCAGGGATGCCAAGAATGTTTGGAACTACAATATTATGTCCCAATGATATAAGTTTTGTCGCTTCAATTTGCATCCTGACATTAGTCTTGCCAGGTTTATCGATACAATCAATATGAAAGTCTCCAGTGTTATTTCCCCACTTAATAGGAAGGCGAGTTGAATATTGATTCCCCCCAATAACTGTAATGGGAGTTCCGTGGGTCAATTTTTCACCAGTATTAGTGGTGTTCTTGTCCGCAGTTGATTTACTGTTTGCTTTGACAAAAGTTTCTACTTCTCTATCTTTGAAGTAGTGTTCCCACTTTACTCTACCTGTTTTTGCCATAAGAAAACCTCCCGTCTAACTATTTAGAGGGGAGGTTATTGAGATAGTCTTTCTCATGCGAATAAGGAATTTTTTTGCCAGACCAGATCTCATATCCTTCTACGAGATCTGGGATCAACCACTGGTCCACCCGATAGCAATACTTCCAGTTGACAGGTTGAATACAATTCATCACGACAACTTGGAAGAATGCTACTAGGTGGATCCAGAAACTATACACCGTACTTTGTCCACAACTTACGAATGTTCTGGGTGATAGGCATACCGCTTGAGTAGGTCTCAAGCAGTTTACCATCTCCGTCAGTGATAATCAAGACAGGAGTAGCAGTCACGCCATACTTCTTAGCAAGAGCAAGGTTCTCTTCGGGGATGGGTTCATCGCTGAAGTCTTCTAGGTGGACTTCTTGAATGAGTTTTGTGCGGTCATCCTTGAGAGCATTGAAGTAACGCTTCACTAGACCACAAGGACCACAGGAGTCCTTAGTGAATAGGATGAAGTTTACTTCAGATAGTAGTCTTGATTCAGTCATCGGTCTCCTGCTTTACGGTTTTCAGACATGTAAGCATCAAAGGTTCCATCAGGATAACGCTTAGACAACTTACGGATGTTAGTATCAAGCACTTCTTCCATACTGATCTCAAGTGCTTGAGTTGCTTGAGCGACATACCACATGATGTCACCCAGTTCAATGATCAGGTGCTCTCTGTTGTCTTCGTTCCAAGGTTTGCCTTGGAAAACCATCTTCTTGATGATCTCCAGAAATTCACCACCTTCAGCATTGATCCCAACGCCACTAGTAAGAAGACGCTCAATATTGGCACCCTCTCTATCAAGTTCGCCAATACGGTCAGCGAAGTCCACAAAGTTTGTAGAAGCATTTGACGTAACAGTAGAGACAAACTCTTCATACTTATTGAAATTAATCATACATTCCACTCAGCAAATTTAGATAAACGGTTTTGTGTGTCAGCAAATTGGGAGAACTGTTCTCCCGTATCTTCTTCGATGCTAATAGCGGAAGCATCATCCGCAACATCATACAGCTTCATCTTCGATCTGTCAATTCCCACCATGAATTTTCGTGAGGTAACAAGGTCTGAGTATCGGTTCTTAAGTTGTTTGACCATGAGGCGACCCTGTTGTTCAAGTTCATCAGTGCTGATAAGAGCGAACATAAAATCAGCAGTGGCAGGCAAACCAAAAGACTCACTAGTATCGGTAAGGTCAGGGTCAGAGTTGCCATAACCAGAGCGAGTAGTTTGAGTAGCTGAGACAATAGGTACATTACATTCCACAGCAAGACCCCGCAACTCCTCAGCAATTGCCTTGACATACGTGTAAGAGTTAACAATCGCACCTTTATACCTCGCAGACGCACAGATGTTTAGATAATCGACAAAAATAATGTCGGGTTTGAAATCTTTCTTGAGAGAAAGATCACTCAGGAGTGCTTTGAAGTGTCCTGCGTGAGCGGACGCTGTAGGATATTCTTTGATAATAAGTTTGCCCTGAGTCTTCCTAGCAATCTCCTGAACCTTGCTAGTGAAAAGAACCTGAGGGATTTCTGCAATATCTTTGACAGGTACATTCAGAAGGTTTGCGTCAATTCGCTCAGCAATTTTTTCCTCTGCCATTTCACATGTAATGTAGAGAACGTTGTAGTTCTGAGTGAGCGCGGCAGCAGCCGCATGGCACATGAATAGAGACTTCCCGACGCCTGTACCAGCAAGAGCGACATTGAGAGTCTTGTTAGAGAGACCACCTTTGGTAATGAAGTTAAACTTTTCGAGATCAAAGGGAACTTTCTCCTCTTTGCGGTGATAGAAATCATAGCGTTCTTCTGCTTGTTCTGTGTAATCATGTCCTATGTGTTCGTCGAACGATACTGCCAGGGCTTCTTGTAAGATACCTGGGATCGCATCCTTTGATATTTTCTTATCGCCTCCATCTGCGATCTTGATCGACTGCATGAGGGCAAGGTAAATTGCTCGGTCCTGACACCACTTTTCTGTGGCATCGAGGAGCCATTCGTAGTCCACCCATTCGTCAGACAGTTCTCGAACTGCCGATATCGAATCTTTGAACGTGTCGTCAGTAAGGTCACTACGATTTTGGAGATTAATCGCCAGGACTTCTTGAGTAGGAATTTTGTCATACTTACCAGCGAAGTCAGCGATCTCCTCAAAGATAATTCTTTCATGATATTCTTGGAAGTAATCTGCTTTCAAAAAAGGAACTACCTTGCGGTAATACTCCTCAGTGAAAAGGAGATTACGCAAGATAGTTTGTTCAATACGCTCAGTTGCCATAGGAGAATTCTTTTCGTGCTGCTTCTTCAAGTTGTTCCATTACTTCGGGGGTGAAGTATTTTTCGGGATCAGCCAGAATAGCAGAAGGATAAACAGAGGATTCGTTAACAACGATACGATTGCCGCTGCGTTTGAATACTCCGTACTCTTCACCCAGTTCCAGTAAGCCGTAGTATTTGTCAAGACCTCGCTCGTCAAAAAATAAGCGTGTTGCAACTTTACTTCCCTCAATGGTTAGACGAGACTTCTTTGCCTCGCATTTGATAATGTTGCCAATGACTTCTTTCTTGCTATCACGCTCCTTAGACTTGCTAAGATAGATGATAGTAGAAGCAGCATACTTCAATCCAGTGCCACCTCCCATCTCCTTTGTGGGGACATAGGAACCGATCACATCATATGTATGGTTGGTGACAACCATAGGAACATTTGCTTGACCCAGTTTCAATGTTAGCACACGGAAGGCACCTTTGATCAACTGAGATTTGGTCATGTCCCGAACCTGCTTGTCGTTGGCAATGTCCTCCATCTCTTTAGAGGTGGAGAGCATACCCAAAGAGTCTAGCACGAAAAGCATGGGCACACGCTCATCTTTAGGTTCTTTCATGTATTTGTCTAGGATGCGGCAAGCCTGAGTTCTGAACTCCTCAATGGTAGCAACAGGCATCATGATCATTCGCTTACTATCGATGCCACGCTCCTCAATCATCTCACGAGAGATGGCAGATTCGCTTTCAAAATAAATGCATCCGCCAGTAGGATTATCTCTAAGGAAATTACGAACGACAGACAGAGCAAAGAAAGTCTTTCCCGTGCTCGATTCTCCTGCCAAGGCAGTAACTTTGTTGGAAGGAAGACCTCCATACAACGAACCACTAACGAGGGCATTAAAAATATAAGACCCAGTATCAACATAAGATGTAATGTCGCCAGCAGCAACCCCGTCAGAAACGATGCTAGCAAATTCATTGCCGCTCTCTTTGATTACACTATCTAGGAATCCCATTGATCTACTTTCTCCTCATAAAAATGTACATATTGATAAGACTGACCCATGAGTTTTGCGAACGCACGAGCAGTGTTGTAGTCCTCAAAGCACTTAATGTCCTCTGGTCCTACTTGACCAACAACATGGTTGGTCCAAGTCACTACAAAGATTTTCTTACTCACTCAAAGAAACTCCCAATCGTAATGGTCTTTTCGTGTTGCCACCCAATACATTGTAGCACGTTTTTGAGAGGTTCAAGAAAAGATTTTTCAAACTGTGTCTGATAATCCACATACTTCTCAAGACCAAACTCCTTGGGCAACTCACCGAAGAAACTGATACAGTTCTCCAGAATAGGATTAGGTGTCTTGAGATACATGAACTTGATCTTCTCACCCTCCTGAATGAGAGGATGCTTGTTTTCTACCTTGTGCTTTTTGACATAGTGGTTATAGAGCAACGCTCCCCGCACATGGATGGGAGTTCCTTTTTGGTAGATCTCAGTTGGGTGACGATACTTAGCAAGGTTGTTAACTCCTCTGGGGAATGCCACTTCTTCATAAGGGCGCAGTCGTGTTTCTGCTCGCACGACATTGATAAAATCGATAAGTTCATCATTTGTCTTGCCGATAATGATCTGAAATGCTGCATACAATTTGTCCCTAAAATACGCTGGAGTTGAAGACCTAGCAGTCTCAAGACCCATGATCTTCATCTTGGGTTGTTTATATCTAACACCTTCACTGTCCCATACGTTGAGAATGTAACGCTTCTTCGCAGTCCAGATACCACGGTCAGCGATATTCTCACGCTTCATGCTCATTTTTTGTTCATATGCCGAAACGTAATTCGCAAGTTCCTGATAACTGGATTCGATGAATGGTTCCAGCTTCTCTTGACAGATCTTATCAAGAATGGAAACAATTGCTGCTTTGTCGCCAGACTTATTACTAAAAAATTTAGAAACAAGAGGTCCAAGATTAAGATAGATTGAGTCGGTATCGCTAGCGATGACATAATCTACATCCTCGGTTTGCAAAAGTTTATTTAGATATCCATTCATCTTGTTCTCAATCCAACGGATTGAGACCTGACCAGACAAGGTGATGGCTTCAGCATTAGCGAGACGGTAATAACGAAAGTGTTCATTGCCGATTGCACCATAAGCAGAGTTCAAAGAGATCTTCTTTGCCATCTGAATGTTATTACAACGGGCGATCTCTTTCATGAGTTCAACAGTAGGAGTTTTCTCATACTCTTTCTTGGCAGCAATCATCTTCTTCTTAAAGATGACACGACTGTCATACATTTTCTTCATCATCTGAGGAAGAAAACCATGAACATCCTTACGATACTGTGCGCCATTAGCACAAACCGCATACTCGCCACCAATCTCTACTTGCTTCTCAAGTATCTTATCAACGGTTGCTGATGAATGTCTGGTATCTTGGAGTGTCTCTGGTGAGATATTGTACTGCATAATAAGGTGAGGATACAGAGAGTTGAGGTCAAAAGACACAACCCAATCATAGAATCCAGGAATTGGTTCTTTGACATATGCACCCGCATACTTCTCAGTCTTAGTAGCACTCTCCTTCTTAGGAGGGATAGCGATCTTACGTTTTAGAAGATCGCAGTAAATATAGTTATCCCACATGCGAACCTGACTAAACACATCTTCATAATTCACCTTAGCATCGTATGCCATAGTGTATGCCAGTTCAATCAATTTCATCTTGTCATCCAGTTTATCCACCAGGCGAACGTCATGGATGTTGTACTCAATAAACTTCTGCCAGTCGTTCTCATAGAACTCTTTGAACGTGTCGAACTCAGAGTGATCAAGTTTCTTCTCACCTAGTTCGACAGAGCAGATGTGATCGAGACGATAACTTTCTTGGTTTGTATAAGTAAATTTCTTATACAATTCAAGATAGTCAAGCGTAGAGATACCAAGCATGTCGATAGAAAAGTTCTTCCGACCTTTGATAAAAATCTCACGCTGCGATACTAATTTCCATGGAGACAATAGTTTGACATACTTCTCCCCCAGAATACGATCAACACGGTTATGAATATACGGCATGTCAAACAACTGTACGTTCCAACCAGTGATCACATCAGGATAATTTGCCTGCCAATAATCCAAGAAGGCACCCAACATGCTTTCTTCTGATCGGAAATGCATGTAATCCACCATGGCATCCTGGTTATTGAATGCTCTCGCTCCGAACACTGTAATGCGACCAGAGAAGCTGTCTTTGATACTAATGGCAAGAATCTCCTGATCGGCAGTTTCAATATCAGGAAATCCATTCTCCGCTGCAGTCTCAATGTCAATGGTAAACACACGGATCTTGCTACTGTCAAACTTGAGTTCTTCCTCAGGATGTTGCTCAGCGATGTACTGATACAAGAATCGTGAGTTTCCATAAATCTCAAAGTTATCAACTTCCTTGTACTGTTTTACAAAGTCTCGTGCCTCAATAATAGAACCAAACTTATGAGGTTCTACACAATTACCCTCAAGTGTGCGCCACTCAGAATAATTCTTTGTAGGCAAATACAGCGTCGGGTTGAAAGGAACCCTGACGCTGTAGCGATTGCCATTTTCATAACCACGCACAAGCAGACGATTGCCTGCTTGCTCCACATTAGTATAAAACTTCATTCAATAGATGGCAGGGATGCAATGTAACGAGCAAGGAGTTCCTTGCTAGGGTTCACGAGAGTGGTGATGTCAGTGGACCTGACCACAATCTCACGATCATCAGACCAATGAGGCCACGGATCAATTCCACCATCACAGTCTACCACATAGGGGTCGCGTAGAATACAGTCAGGGTCACCTGGCAAAGTGTCCCCCTCAATTTCTTCTACTTGAGCGACGATCCACTCATTCGCCAGCTTCAGCAGGTTCGCTGTTATCTCCATCATCACCCTCCTCTGGGAAGAAAATTTGTTCGTTTGTCAATCCAAGTTGATTCAATCTTTCAACAAAATTATTGAGAATATTGTTATCTGGATAAACTACACTAATAATATGTTCACCACTCAAACGATGTTCTTCGATAGGAGAATATGGACACCACCTCTCGTACTTAATAGGGATAGTTCCATCTTCATTTATATCACCCAATGATAGAGTATAAGGATAAATCATACGATATCCTAGAATTTTTGCATTATCTTCTTCTGATCTTACCTCACCAAAAACACAAAGAACATTGTCTCCCGTTGCAAGATTTACAATGCGAATGTTATGATTTGTTTTTAGTTGGGGTTTTGGTGTTTCTGCCATGATATTTTCAATTACATAGAACAATTGTAGCATTAGAAAAGGGGACCGTCAAGTCCCCTTCAATTCTATTTAGAACCATTTCCTTCGCTTCTGTTTGTCTGGCAAATGTTTGATTAGAGTGATGGTTAGAAGTCCGTCCACAAACTTAACATCTTCAACTTCTACATCATCTGCCATTTGCCAGTTGCGTGAAAAGGTTCTGTATGAGATACCTTTATGAGAATACTTTCTCTCTTTATCTGGTGGTGCTTTGCGAGCAGAAACCGTCAGAACATTTCGTTCAGTCTCGACTTCAATATCTTCGCTTGCAAATCCAGCCAAAGCGACTTCAAGTAAGGTTCTGCCATCACTTCCATCGACCACATTGTAAGGTGGGTAATTTGATCCACCTCCTGCAAGAGCCTCAAGTCTGCTGAATGTTTCATCGAATCCAATTGAGTAAGGGGTATAGTGTTCCCAAGTTATGTTAGTCATTGTCCTTAAATAAGCGACGTTTACATGTGACCCGTTAGGCATCACACTAGTAGTTATAACCGTACAACAAAAAATGGGGGTGATGAAACCCCCCATCGTTATTACGGTTTACTCAACCGCTGTCTTCTTACGACCAATATTGTACTTAGATTCTAGTGTCCAATCATTTTTCTCTTTGAATGAAAGTACTTTTATTTGATTCAAAGGAGCTAAGTCTTCAATACTATCTGGATTTGCAACAGTAATTAATCCCCAATCCGACAAAAGTTTTACAATTCTATTTCTACGTTGAATATCATTCAACGATAAGTTAGTAGTTTTTCCATCAAGAGCAAACAACTCTTTGAAATGAACAATATAATACTTGCCTTGCTTATGTAAAATATGACAAGACTGGTAAATTTTTCTTTCTTTACGAGAAGCAACACCAATTCTAGTCAGTGTTTCTCTAACTTTCAAGAAATCGTCTGGTTCTCCTAGGAAAACTTCAACCATATCAGTTGATTTCCATTGGAATATAGATTCTTCACTCATTTTCTTCCACCTTTATTCAATGCCTTTGTAATATAATCTAGCTGATCCTTTGTAAGAATCCTGAGTGCTTGGAGAGCTTTATCGTCATTATAACCATAATACTCTTTGACTGCTTCAAGATAATCAATAGAATCTTTTCTTGCCCAAGGAGAGAAACGCTTCCTCGGTTTCACACTATTTAGTAAAAAATCGTATTGAAGTTTCTTTGGGAGATGAGGATTTTTATTCATCTCATTGACATAAAGGATAGTGTCAGTGAAAGAACTGAGACACCTGTTAATAATATAAGGAGGATACCCTCGCTCAGCATCAGCATCATCATCGAGAATATTCTTTTTAGATTGGTTGATCGAGTACAGGTAGTCTTTGAGTTGGTACGTCATTCCAGTGTCTAATCACTCCACTAATAATAAAAAGGTTGGTAACCAAGTAAGAAATAAAAATAAGGGTGCGTATGCCAGCAATAATATCTGCTTCTCTATCTGTTCGTCCATGCTTCTCCCCTAATGCTTTCGCCCAGATTCTCCACATTAGAACTTCGCAGTGACACCTATAACTTTAGCATTGGGGTTACGAGCAAGAGCGACCTCACGAGCATCCTGATAGTCACGAGCATAGACTTCTTCTTTGAAGACCTTGCCAGCAACATAGAGAGTAACTTCACACTTCATTTGCTAATACCGTTGCGTAGTTGGTGAGGACGAGTTCCTTGCGGCTCGCTTGATCTGTATTATAACTCCCCACAGAGCGCATGGTGTAAGTGTGTGCAAATTCAGCAGCTGTCCACCCGTTGAACCGATCACGGATCAGTTGCGACGAGTTGTAACTGATCAACTGAGGACCAACGAAGCGATCACACTTAGTAGCAAAAAAGTCATGGTTGAAACCTTTATGCATATTGCCACGCTTACCATAAAGATTGCTGCCAATCTCATACGGAGGATCTAGATAAGTGAAGACATCTTTCCAATCAGTCAACAAGTATTCATATGACTTGTTTGTGATAGTCCAGTTAGCAATTAGTTTTTGATACTCTGGCAGTCGGTCGATCCCTGCCATTGAGAAGTTGCTGTCGCTTGCTTGCTTGGAGAAGGAACTGGACTCTGTAAGACCAGAGAAAGAACACTTATTAACCACATAGAAGGAAACAGCACGATGGAAATTTTTAGTGTCTTCCAAAGGTCTTGAAAGATATTCCTTCGCACTATCAAACAAAGTTCTCGCAGATCCAGGATCGATATGTCTTTGTTTGAGTTGGACGAGTTCGTCTCTGAGTGCTTGTCCATGATCCTGTAGTTCTCGCCAGAAATTATAAAGAGGTTCGTAGAGATCGTTGACTACGATATTCAGATGAGGATAACGCTTAGACACTTCAAGTGCTACGCTACCGCCACCCAAGAAAGGTTCACGATACTCACGAAAATCTTTCAGATCAGGCATGTATTGAAAGAGTTTGCTGAGTGCTCTACTCTTCCCCCCTGGGTAGCGTAGAGGTGTCTTCAGGGATTTCATAGTCTTGGTCATGATATTTAAGGTATTCCCAAAAGGTCATTTTCATTTCTTTCTGCGTCATGCCACAGTGAGCAGCAGCAGTAGGTAGGTTCATTGTAGCATGAAACAATGCTTCATGCGCTTCTTTTACATTCTCTGGTGTTGTTTTCACGTATTCGTTTGTAGTGTCGTTCTGGTTCTTTGTCAAGGCGTTCTAACATCTCCTCCATGTAAATAAATTTAGGTTCTTTCTCAATAAATTTGAGCAGTGTCATTTGAATTCACAACTCATCATGATCTCTGTCAAGCAGGCAAGCATGTTGACTTCCTGATCAGGAACAACAGCAATGTCCCTCATGTACTTAGCAATGATAAGAACTGCCTCAGGAATAGAAGCAGGTTTCATAACACCATAGATGCTGTCATAGATCTTACGCATCACCATGCTGGGGTCATTGTCCATGTGTTGAACAACCCAGTTCTTTACATTGGTGAACTCTTTCTTCTTCAGGGACGCAAGAAGTGTATCCAAATTAACGTCAGAAACGTCCACAAGGATAGCAGATGAGATACTACCAGTAGCGGCATACCGTTGGCACTCATTAATAAGACGACGCCAATCAGGATAATACCGACGAACAAGTTTAGCAAGAACTTTGTCTTCGTACTCAACTTGTTCATGGACGAGAATAGATTTCAAACGAGTGAAGAACTCACCTTGTAGTTGAACTGCTTGCTCAGGTTTGATACGAAAGTCAATGACAGTGCAACGAGAGTGCAGCGGTTCAATGATCTTATTGATGAAGTTACAGGTGAAGATGAAGCGGCAGTTCGTATGGAACTCCTCTACGGCGGTCCTGAGGGACAGCTGGACATCGTTAGTGGTGTTGTCTGCCTCATCAATGATAACGACCTTGTGGGACGCTCCAGAGGTCAGAGAGACCGTGC